GCATGTTTGTACCTGCAAGAGTCTGTGGTGTAACTGTTGCACTTTGACCTGCTGTACTAACTCGCTCAGGTGTGTATCCCATGCCCATTGCAGTACCCATTCCTGCACCTTGTATACCTTGTGCGGCTAGGCTGTTTATGTTTGGTGGAGTTGTTTGACCACCGGGTAGTCCTTGATTAGCCATTAAAATCCTCCCCTGCCAGTTAGTGGGTTATACGACATTGCATAATTTTTTCCAGTACCCATTGTTGTTTTACCTTTGTTCTGTGGATTAATTTCAGGTGATGCATGTCTGTAGAAATTTTGAGCTTGTGTTACTCCTGATTCTCTACCAGTTCCTCTGTCTCGTTCTTTATCTTGTGCATCCATAATAGCCGCCATTCTTATAACTTCAGGTGTATATCCCGGATTACTTGGAGGAGGAGAGCTAACACGACCTCGACCACCTCCTGATGAACGTGCTAC